CCGCCAAGTAATCTTTATTTAGGATTATGGACAGCAGATAACGGTTTAGAAGGAGGCACACTAACAGGTGAAGTGGCAAACGCTAACGGCTATGCACGTCAAAATATAAATGTAGATTCAAGTTCAGGAGCATTTGACAATGCAGCATCAGCATCTACATCTAACACACAAACTATTACATTTCCTGCAGCGTCAGGTGGAAACTGGGGCACAATTACACATATTGCTATAATGGATGCAGCAGCACACGGCACAGGTAATGTTTTGTTCCACGGTGCAGTTACAACTTCAAAAACTATTGAAGATGGTGATACTTTCCAAGTTTCAGCAGGTAACTTAACAATTACCTTAGACTAATCTTAATAGAGGGTGTTGCCTAGTGGCGCACCCTCGTTTTACTTAGAAGGAGAATCGCCCGATGGCAACAATAGTAACAAGAAGTGGTAAGGGTTCAGCACTCACATTCGCCGAGGGTGATGCAAACTTTACTAATCTTAACAATGACAAATTAGAAAACATCAACAGTGAATCAATAGGCGACTTATCAGACGTTGATTTAACAGGAAACGCCGACAATTATATATTAGTTTGGGATGCGGCTACAAGTAGTTTTAAAGCAGAAGCTAATTCGGGCAGTGGTATTGCAAATGTTGTAGAAGACCTTACTCCACAACTAGGTGGTGATCTAGACTGTCAAGGCAACACAATACAGAATCCTGTGCTAGAAGATTATGCAGAAACAATCAACAGTTTGGGCACAACTGACACGCCTATACTAAATGTTTCAAACGGCAACGTTCAATCAGTTACAATCACAAGTGGATTGACTATACCTGCGTTTTCAGATGCAGCCGCAGGACAATCGATGACACTATTAGTAAGTGGTAGCGGAACAGCTTCAGGAACTGCAAATCATAAATTTGCAGGAGGCAACACAACATTGACAACACTGTCAGTGATTTCAATATTCTATGATGGCACCACATATTGGACATCAGTAGCAACAGACTTTCAATAAGGAGTGACACATGGATTTTAGACGTTGGATAACAATAGACACCGCAGACGCAGACAGCGTAAATTGGCGTGACCCTTATATGATTACAAATAATAAAAGAGTTGCCCAAACAAGTGTAGATGGCACAAAAATGTTGATCAGCTACAATGAAGTCAAACCAAACTCATTTAATTCTATAGCAAGCGCAAGTGCTGAAATGAACAGAACTGAAATGCAAGCATTGATGCAAACAGCAGATTGGTATGTAGAACCAGAGGAGGTATAAGATGCCTCTAGGAGCAGCAAGAATTTCATTACTTGCAAAAACGCAAGTTGTAGCAGTCGCAGAAGTTATTCGTGAGAAAAAAGATGCTGAAGCATTTGGTAACGCACAAATAGACACAGCACAATATAAATTTGGTGGTTCTAGCGCAAAGTTTGATGGCGCAGGTGATTATATAAAAGCATACGAAGCATATGGTTGGGGAAGCAGTCAAGATTTTACTTGGGAATGTTGGTTTAGACAAGACACAAACACAAATACCTATCCTGTTTTGTTTTGTAACTATGAAGCTTTTGGTGCTAATGATTGGGGGTTATTTGTTGATAGAGCAAATGACAACAAATTATCTCTTTGGGTAAGAAACATCAACACAAGTGCAGCAATACTAGAATCTACCACTAACATTGCAGATGACACATGGTATCATGTAGCAATTACTAGATCAGGTTCAAATTGGACAATGTGGGTAAATGGTTCTAGCGAAGATACTACTACAAGCAGCGCAACAATAGATGTTGATACAAGAAAATTGTATATCGGTATGGCACCTAGCACTTCATCAAGTGCATTTAATGGGTGGATTGATGAATTTAGGATGAGCACAACTGCTAGATATTCAAGTACATTTACTCCACAAACTGCTCCTCATGTAAATGATGAAGATACATTTATTTTATTACACATGGATGGCACAGATGCTGCTACTATATTTCCAGATGATAATGGTGTTAGAACAAGAAATGATGGGCAAGGCGAAGTTACAGCAAGCATCACTACAACTCTAAGTAAATTTGGCGGCAGTAGTTATAATTCAGGTATTTCGAGTTCAGATAGAGGTAGCGGAAAAAGAGTAAGAACAGGACTTGAACCTTTAGGAACAGGTGATTTTACAATCGAATGTTGGTTTCAGCCTAAAGAAGATTTTGGATCAACAGGCACACACCTTTGGGCACATAGGTTAAGTTCCAGTGGTCCTTTTCCAAATTTGTTGGTAAATGCAAATCCAAATACTTTTAGATTGTATGAATTTATAGGTGGTGTTTTATCAAATAGTGACATCAGTAGTAGTACATGGAGTCTTAACAATTGGTATCACGTGGCAGCAGTAAGAAATAACGGAACAAATACATTGTATGTAAATGGTACTAGCCAAGGTTCTTATAGCAGTTCAGTAGATATAACAAACGAATTGACAATAGGTAATTTAGGCTATGCAACCGTTTTAGGAGCTCCTGGCGCAATAGATGAATTTAGGGTATCAAACACAGCTAGATATACAAGCAATTTTACTCCACAAACTGCTCCTTTTGTAAATGATTCAAATACATTATTGCTATATCATTTCGACGGAACTGACGGCAGCACCTATTTCCCAGATGACAATGGTGTGAGAGAAAAAGTTAGTTTTAACGCAATAGGAGACACACATATAGACACTGCACAATCAAAGTTTGGTGGTTCGAGTGCATACTTTGATAAAGCAGATGATAAAATTGATGTAAATTTTTCCGGTGATGTAACAGGAGTAAAAACTGTTGAATGTTGGTTATATCCTACAAGTTTAGCATCTAATGGTATATTTTTAGGAAATAGGAATAGCAGCACCTACAGTGGTGTTTGGTATATGCGTTTAGACACAGACGGCAGTGTTTTGTTTAGCGTAAGAGAAGGAGGCACTGAATATGGTGTGAGGAGTGCCGTCTCAACAGTAACACTTAATACTTGGCATCATGTTGCAGCAGTTGTAGATGGATCTACAGTGGCAATTTATATAGATGGTAATCTAGAATCAAGTAGAACAGATTTACCTACAAGCTATGAAGCAACAATGGGCCTTACAAAGTGGTATATAGGTGCAAGAGGAGATTTAGGTGTAGATTATCGAGGATATATTGATGAAATACGTTTTTCAGATAGTGTAAGATACACTGCAAACTTTACACCTGCAACAGAACCTTTTGAAAATGACAACAATACACTTTTATTGATGCATATGGACGGCACTGATGGTTCTCAAGACTTCACAGATGACAATGGTGCCGACGGCGCATACTGGGGACCTTGATAATTGGCTGATCAGTACTATATCGAAGAAGGCTACCTAGCAGATGATTATTTTGTTTATGTAGCAGATGCACAAGCAAGTCTTTCTGTTTCATCTAGCATTAGTTGTGACGGAGATATAGCTGATACAACCGGTTATTATATTCCTGATTATATTGCTGAAGGTTACTTTGTTGCAGGCACTACGCAAGAAGCAAGTGCAAGTCTAAGCGCATCATTCTCAACAACAGCGACAGGCTTACGAATAAAACCTGGTGATAGTCAATTAGATTGTGCATTTACACAAACTACAGATGCAGGCAAAGTTCATTCAACTGCTGAAATTGCAATTACAAGTGCATTTGCACCTAGTATAACGGTTTTTGCAACTCGTGCAGGAGATATAGATCTAGTTACACAATTTGCAATAACAGCCGATGCAGATAGGTCTAGATCAACTGATGTTACTCTAAGTAATATTGTAAATCTCAGCTTGCAAGCTGATAGATCTAGAGCAAGTTCAGCCTCGGTTAGCAGTTCAATTTCAATTACCACAACACCAGACCGCTTAAGAGCATCTGGTGTTTCTTTGTCTTCAGCGTTCAGTATTTCAGCAATTACAGGTGAATTAGAACAAGGTGCAAGTTTAGCAGCCGGTGCGTTTAATTTAACAGCAAATGGCGGATATTTGCTAGAAACTTCTAGTGCCCTAGACAGTGCATTTACACAACCTGACACATACGCAATAAGTTATGTTCTTAGAGCAAATCCTTATGATAGGCCTATCAACCTAGATGACACACACGGTAATTTTAGTTTTGACATCAACAATAAAGCAGAAGGTACTCACAGTTTAAAGGTTACAAACGGAGAAACTGCAAGAACAACTGAAAGCGACTTTTTTGAAATAGGTGAAAACGGAGAATTTTATCTAGACTTTTATTTTAGATACGGTTCATTTGGTAGCGGTAATACTACTCCTACAATTCTTTCCTATGGTTACAATTCAGATGAAGATATTACAAATGCATCTGGTGTTGGATTTCAAATTGGTTTTAGCAGGTTAGACAGTAACTATCAACCAGATCAGATTCAAGCAAGAATACCTCGTTCCGGACAAAGTGACATAGTCTTAACTTCTAATATTAGTTATCACTCATTTGGATATCACATAAATCCAAATGAGTGGTATAGAATAACTTTTAGACGTGAATACAGAGCTGCAATTAGCAATTATCTTTGGGGTTTAAGCGTAACACCGCCAGGTGGTGGAGCAAGCGTAGCAAGTGATAGTGAAACAAATGCATCAGCTATGACTACACCTAATGATCCAAGATTGTATTTTATTTCTACTAATAACAATCATCAGTTTGACTATCTACGTTTTAATAGAGGCGAAGGAAACTTATGGACCACAACATCAGGAAACCCCTATATTCTTGACTTCAACAATGAAGGCGTTGATGAGCTTTGGTTCATAACACACGAAGGCGCTGCTGATTTAGACACTGCATTTACTTTGAGCGCAGATCCTTCATTTAAGTTTGATTCTAATGCAAACATCACAAGCGAATTTAGTATTAGTGCAGATGTAAATGAAATTACACAAGGTTCAGCAACACTAGACAGCCAAGCATCAATATCGGCAACTGCAACAAGAATAAAACAGTTAGATGCTGCCTTAAATGCCACATTTTCAACAACCTGCGATTTTGATAGGTTGCGTAGCGGCGCAAGTGGCCTTAACAGCGCCTTTGCTCAAAACTCAGATATCAATGTTAAAACTGACACTGATAGCACCCTAGCAAGTGCATTTGCACAAACTGCCACAGGTGTGCGTATTCACCCGGGTGAAGCAACACTAAATGCACTCTACAGTGAAATAACTGTAATCAATAAGATTGGTAACACACTTGTTTCAATTGACACTGCATTTACACAAACAACCGATCCTGTAAAAACTACAGACACTGATGCAACACTAGATGCAGTAGCGTCATTGTCAAGTGAAGCTGTTCGAACAAGGCCTTTTGATAGTGCTCTTTCTAGTTCGTTTGGTATCACAGCAGACTTAGATAGAATTAGAACAAGCGACATTGAAAGTTACTTTGAAAATGATTATATAGATACAGGTTATTTTTCAGGCGGAATACAAGTATTTTTAAATATGTCTGTAATTGCAGGTATTATAGAAGATGCAAATGCCACAATACCAAGTGCGTTTAGCCTTAGTGCAGATGTTGGAGAAATTGAACAAGGTGAAATAGATTTATCAACTGCAATTACTATTTCAACCGCAGGAGATAGAGTAAGATTTGCAGAAGCTACACTAGACGGCGCATTTACACCAAGCATAACAGCGGTTGCAACTAAAGTTGGCGAAACAACACTTGATGCTGAATTTACAGCCACAACTGAAGGCGACAGAATACGTTTTGGCGAAGCAAATATAACAGGTGCATTTACACCTATAATTGATGTCAATGCACAACTGTTAGGTGAAATAAATCTTGCAACTGCATTTACAATTGAACTAGAAGCAACACAAATATTTGCAAATAGATTAGACGAAACAGCACGATTTGACATTACAATTGATGCAGTAAAAACAGCTGCCGGCGAAGCAACATTAAATAGTGTTGTTGAAATTGATAGATTTATCGGTGGCGCTAAATTTGTTGCAAGTGCCGATATTAGTACAGCATTTACAGTAGAAGTAGATGCTAAGATTATTCATGTTGATCAGTATGTGTTTGACATTCACAGAGAATACAGAACATATACAATTCCAAGCGAAGATAGAAGCTTTACTATCCACGCAGAGAATAGATTAGCATCAATCACAAGCGAGGATCGCTTGCAGGATATTTACGAAGAAGCAAGGACAACAACAGTAGAAGGATAATGATATGCCAGTAAATAGAACAGGATTTGACCAGACAAGTAGCGGTCTTAACATAGAAAAGGATGTTGAAGCTCAACTTACCTATACATTTAATTGGAGCAATTGGTTACCAGACGGTGACACTATTGCAAGCGTAGAATATTCGGTAGCAGCCCGAAGAAATGATCCTACGCCTATTGTGATAGAATCAAGTGGATTAGCTGATTCAAACACTGACACCTATGTAGAACTATCAGGCGGTCAAACAGATAAGATTTATATTGTAACTGCTAAGATTACCACAAATGACGGCCTAATTGATAGACGCAGTTTTAGAGTAAATGTAACTAATAGGAGTGCATAATGAAAGGTTATGATGATTTAGATAAAAGGCTGTCCTTGCTTGAACAAAAACTAGATCTAATTCTAGAGAATCATTTAGCTCATATGCAAGCTGACATGAACTTTATTAAAAAGTTTTTGATTGGTGTAAGCATTGCAGTAGTAATAGAAGCGGTTTATATAATAACCAAATTTAACGGCATATCATTACCCCTCTAGTAAATATCTGCATGAGCAAATCCTTTATACCTAGTGAAATACTAGAACGTATCACTTGGACAAAAAACGGCAAATTACCTGGTGATCCTGATTATATAAAATCTATAAGTCACACGCCGCAGCCTTGTGAAGATTGTGGATTGATTGTGGAAAACAGACGTATTCAACAAAGGTTTCACGATTCGCCACAAAAACACTTTAGGAAAAAGTGTTTAAATTGCAAAAAGTTCTATAATCCACAAACTAAGCAATATGATCTAAATTCGCAAGAAGTTTTAGCCTTTTTTCGCAAGTTTTTTTGCGACAATGATAAATAATTGTGTATAGTAAGACATTGCTTTATTTTACTGCCATTTAATAAGCTCCTATACTTCGTTTTACTATACATCCTATAAAAATAACTACTAACAAAAGTAGATCTGTCATTGACACCCCCTGAGATAGCATCAACTGGGGGTGTTTTTTTCTTGACAATCAATAACTTAGGTGTTATTATAGTAATTGTATAAATACACTATACAAAAGGCAGTAAAATGAAATACACAAACTTTGACTCAGAACAAGAACAACTAATTGGCTATTGGGCCAAAACCCAAGGCTTTTCTCACAAGGCTCTAAAAAACACTAGTATCGAAAAACTACAGGCAGCTAAATTAGCAACTAACATTATCAGAAACGTACGAGGCGAACACCAGGAAGTATATAGAGACTGCAACAGTTTTCTCAAAAAACTCCACAAAGGCGCTAAAATAACCGAAAAAGAAACTAATTTAATATATAGACACAGTAGAAGAATACAGAGAATTCAGGCTAAAAAAGCGAGAAAAGCAACTCGTTAAATCAGTGCTATAAAACCCTGGTTGTAATATGACGGCTAATGACCCAGGTTGGTGTATATGTTGCTGATACGGCATTGCACAAGAAAGGGCCGCAGTTTAACCTAGCAATAGGTTCGGAGTTTCAACGCATCCGTCTCCGGTAAAAAACTGTATCAGTCGTGTGTGAGAGTTCAAGACACACGGTACGGCTATAGTAAAGAGTGAAGAACTTTTTTTTGTTTCTCCTCTTTACTATAGCCGTCGTATGACTTCAAGTTCAAGTTAAAAACAAACAATAAATCATCTTGTTTAGTTCGAGCGATAGCAAATATGAGTTCTGATAAGAACGAATAAGACGAACGAAGTTTGGCTTTGATATGTAAGTCATTGAAATCAAACAATTCAATTTGATTGCAATTTCTAGTATTGGTGCTATACTGTATATACTGAAACACAAAAAAAGGACTTATAAAATGTCAAAAATTATCTTTCGCACAGATGATCTATTCGGCAAAGAAGTAGATACATTTCCTAACAAGATCGATGGCGTTGCACACTTGATTCAATATGCTTGGAATAACAATCGTTTCAATCATCCCTTTGGTATTGAATGCCAAACAAATGAAGGCCACAAAAATCAAGTGTTCTTTTATACACATTGTCCGCAATTAGCAAACAAGATTGTAAAAGATTTTGGTGCTGAAAGTGCAACACTAGACACTTAATCATCACTTGACAGTGTAGCATTTCGGTGCTACACTGTACATACTAAGGCAATAATGTAACAGCAAAGGCAAATACAATGACAACTTACAGTGTAATATCACAAGACCTAACCACAGGCAAGATAGTAGAATCAAAAACATACGACAATTTACCGTATGCTCGTATTCACTATAATGCACTAGACATTCGCGACTACAATCGTCTCATCCGCACTGAGCATCAACCAAATGCTGACGTAATTACAGTACTAGAGGAGACAGCGTAATGAAAAATATTCAAGCAAAGAAAAAACTTTTGAAAATGTCTGACAAACTTCAAAAGATGCCACAATCACTTGAGCGTGAATACTTTATTGAGGATGTTTGGGAACAGTGTTTCAAAGCGTTTCCTGAAAAGAAAACAAGTGAAGATAATTGGTATATTAGTGAAGTGCGTATGTGGGACATCATTGAAGATGCTATTGAGTTGCTAGAGGAGACAGCGTAATGGAACAGACATACAGAGAATATCTAACAGAACGATTTAATCGGAAATCATATTTTGACTATGATAAGGACAAATATCGTGTCGCCGCTGTTGGTGGCGATGTAAGTGCCACCGGTATGGGTAATGTAGCCCGTATTATTGAAGTTGATGCTGAAGACTTTGAACGAGTAAATCGTTATTTAGAGATTGAGTCAGAAATCAACGAGATAATGACAAGTTACGGTTATCGTGCTGTTTTTAATAGAGAACTTTCTCAGCAAGTGCAAGAAGACTTAGCATGGTTGAATGAACTTCGTAAAGAAGCAATAGACACGGTTCGTGACTATTTTACTTCCAAATATGATTTCCGTAGTCGTTGGGCTTGGTTAGAAACCCCTGGGTTTGACTATGACGCATACGAGGCTGACGAAGAGTTAGAGGAGACAGCGTAATGAGCAAAAACTTTAACAAACAAAAATGGCAAAAGGCTTTTGAACGTGTTTTACAACAGCCTATTGGCGACATACTGAAAAACTTTGAAAGTAATCAATCAATGATGCAGCATGTATATCCAGGAGACAAGTTTTTAGAAACACTTCCTTGGATTGAAGAACACTTTGGATATGAAAGAAAAGACGAAGTATCCAAAGGTGTTGTTTTTACTTTAGGTGTTGCAACACTTAACCAAATATTTCTTGACTATCTAAATGAGGAGACAGCGTAAAAAACGCATAATAACAAGATTAGGCCCTAGTGGGCCTTTTTTTGTGGCTTTTTTTCTGCTTTTGATAAATATTATTATGAAAGACGATAGAAAAGCACACGGAGTTACTGATCCTCACAAAACAGGTCCAAGGCCAAAACAATTGGTAGAAACTACTATTGAAGGTCTAGCTGTTGGTAGAGATAAAACAGTAGTACCACCAGATCAAGTATATGAATTGGCAGCTATTGGCTGTGATGACAGAGAGATTGCACGTTTCTTTGGAGTCAAGGAAGATACCTTAAGATACAACTTTGCGGACGAACTAACAAAAGGCCGCGAGTATGTGAAAATCAGACTTAGACGTGCAATGTTTAAGAATGCCTGTGATCATATGAATGCAGCAGTGCAGATATTCCTCAGCAAGAACATACTTGGCATGAGCGATTCAGTTATTGATAGTGAAGCAAACAAACCACTGCCTTGGAATGAAGAGGACAGTGTAGAAATAGGAGAAGAAAATGACAGAGAAGAATCCGAACAAGAATAAAGTAGTTGGCGAAGTTGCAAGCGACAACAGCCTACAGAAAGTTCAAACAGAAAAATCAGACGTAAGACGTGTGGTTGTTTTAGATGAAAAAATAGTGTTGAAGCCTGCTGATGTATTGGGTCGTAAATAGTTGTGTCCAAAAACAATCCAAAGTCATGCCCTCTAGTACAGTATGGCATTTGGAATTTGTGAATATCCAAACACAAGAACGCAGAGTCACCTACGTAGAAAAAAGATTTAAGAACTACGCAAATTGGCGAAAAATAATAGATAGCTATCCTTTAGGCATGGTTGTTACAAATCTCGAATTACTTAATGGCAAAAGAATCAACGCAGATTCTAAGCCAGAAATACTTTTTGCAGTTCCACAGTCAGAACTTGCAGACATACTAGCGGAGCATTGGAATGATAATTGAAGTACTACAGATAGTTAATGATCTAGTGATTATGGTCTTGTTATTGGCTATTGTAAATGATATGAGGAATCGATGACCTGGAGTTATATGAACAGGCCTTACACTGAAGCACAAGAACAGTACCAAGGATTTGTGTATGAAATATATGACACAAAGAATAACCGATTGTATATTGGCAAAAAGAATTTCTGGCGCACTCAAAAACTAAAGCCACTAAAAGGTAAGACCCGTCGTCGTCATAGACGAGTAGAAAGCGATTGGCAGAGCTATTATGGGAGCAACGAAGAACTTCTACAGCAAGTAGAATCTCTCGGGCCGGATCACTTTCACAGAAAGATACTCGTACTATGTGCAAACAAAAATCAAATGACCTACTTTGAAATGAAACTGCAATTTGAATATGATGTGTTGTTTGATGATCGTTACTACAACAGTTATATAGGAGGCAGACTAACTGCAAGAGGTTTAAAGAATGTATGAATACAAGTATGTCAATAAGAGCACTAGAAAACATCCAAACAACAATGGACGTCCGCCAAATAAAACTTGGATAACAGGATCTGATCCTGTAAGACGTGACAAATATTATGCTTGGCAAAAACACAGAGCCCAAGCCAAATACAGACGTGAAGACTATGAACTAACTTGGGAACAATGGGAAGACCTTTGGCAAGATGAATATTGGTTTAAAAGAGGTAGGCACACCGATTGCTATTGCCTTATGAGATTAGACTTTACTGACAGTTGGCGTATTGATAATGTAGAAATTGTTGAACGCAGTGTATATCTAAAAAGATCAGGAGAATATAGAAAGTGATAGATCCAGACTTTGATCCTTACGCAGAATTACAAGAAGCACAAGACATGATCAACAAACTAATTATTGCACACAACAATCACGATGAACTACTCGTACAATACAGCAAACAAGCAGAACAAGTTGCACAGTTATTGAATTCACAACAGCGCCAAATCAACAATTTAAAATTTGAAGTAAAGAAATTACAAAAAAATGAAATTAAGTAAGCCGCAAAAACAAGTTGCTGATGATCCTAGTCGTTTCAAAGTTGTTGTGGCAGGCAGACGCTTTGGCAAAACATACCTTAGCCTAAGAGAAATCTGCTACAGGGCTAGGATACCAGATCAAGAAATATTCTACATAACTACAAGTTATAGGGCAGCCAAAATGATTCTTTGGAAGCCTCTAAAGAAAAGACTATTGGACCTAAGATGGGCAAAGAAAATCAACGAAAGCGAACTGAGCATCCTACTAAAGAATGGCTCAACGATAAGTTTAAAAGGCGCAGAAGAACCAGACCGCCTAAGAGGTGTTAGTCTTTCATATTGCGTAATTGATGAAGCTGCTGAATGCAAACTAAAAGAACTGTGGGGTGAGATTGTTCGACCGGCGCTCGCTGATCAACAAGGCGGAGCATTGTTTATTGGAACACCTAAAGGGAAGAACAATCCGTTTTATGACTTGTATGTAAATGGTAAGCAAACTGAAAATTGGCGTAGTTGGCAATTTACAACACTAGACGGAGGCTTTGTTCAACCAGAAGAAATAGAAGCAGCCAAACGTGACATGAGCGAACGTCAATTTAGACAGGAGTTCCTTGCAACATTTGAAAGCTATGAAAACAGAGTTGCATGGGCATTTGACAGAGACAAACATCTACATTCAATACAAGACCTTGATACTTCAATTATACACGTGGGCATGGACTTCAACGTAAATCCTATGACAGCAGTTATTGCAGTTAGACAAGGCGACACACTTTTTACAATAGATGAATTGAATGTGTATTCATCAAACACAGAAGAAGTAGCAGAAGAAATCAAAAACAGATATCCAAAGAGTAAAGTGTTTGTTTATCCAGACCCTTCAGGCAGTAGAAGACAATCAGTTTCAGGAGGCATGAGTGATCACATACTGCTACAGAACGCAGGCTTTATTGTTAAGGCACCACGCAAGCATGATCCTGTCAAAGACAGAATAAATGCACTCAATGCCAGATTTCGTACAGCATCGGGCGAAAATCACCTATATATTAGCAAAGACAATAAATACACTGTAGAAAGTCTAGACAAACATACTTTTAAGGAAGGGACAGGAATACCGGACAAGGACACAGGTTATGATCATATGTTCGATGCGCTAAGTTATATGGTTGCCTATTTGTTTCCTGTTCGTAAAAATGTTGATAATACAGAGCCCCTGGGACGCTGGGGAGTTGCTCTACAATCATAAGGATCCAAGATGTCAAACGCAACAGAAACAATTCAAAATGAAATTGCCAAAATACTTTCGGGCAATGACATTTACAACAGTTACAAAGGTCAATACAAGTACCTTTTAGAAAGTTACCTAGGTGGAGATGAATATCGCAAAGCAGGCCACCTTGCAAGATACCAAACAGAAACAGCAGCTGAATATGATTTACGGTTAAGAACTACACCCTTAGACAACCACTGTCAAAGTGTTGTAGGTGTTTATACTTCATTCTTGTTTAAGGAACATCCTATGCGTGACCTAGGGTCAATGGCTGATGATCCTATGATGCAAGACTTTTGGATGGACTGTGATTATGAAGGTAGAAGTTTAGATCACTTTATGCGTGACTTGTCAATATGGGTAAGCGTATTTGGACACGCTTGGATGATTGTTTCAAAACCAAACATAGGTGCAACAACAAGAGCTGAAGAAGTAGAAGCCGGCGTTCGTCCTTACCTTTCAATGCTGACACCTATGTTCATAACAGATTGGCAATGGTCAAGAAACAGCCTAGGCAAATATGAATTAAGTTATCTCAAGTACATTGAAGAAATCAATGGTGACATTACTACCGTAAAAGAATGGTCACGTGAAGCAGTTAAGACTTCAGTTGTAAATGAAAACGCAAATGACATAATTGAAATGACTGTTGAAGAAAATCAACTAGGTATGATTCCTGCTGTGATCTGCTACAACAAAAGAAGTTCAGTTAGAGGTATAGGTGTAAGTGATATTTCAGACATTGCAGACCTACAGAAGTTTATCTACAATGCACAAAGCGAAGTTGATCAATCAATTAGACTCAACACTCATCCAAGTCTAGTTAAAACACC